CAGCTAAGCTTATTTTTACGAAACCCCTTTATACCAAGGTTAATCTCATGCGTGATTATCTGAGCCTACTCGGTGAACAACTACATCACAATGGCTGCTTTGAGTGCAGAGTAAGTCTAGGAACGTTGATATAACAATGTCTTAGCTCTAATCCTTGGCTTTCAAAAAGGGCTAAGGGGCAGAAAAGGGGCAGAACTCAAATTATTTCTACTTCATTAATTGCATGGGTGAGTCGTTCATTCATTAAATTAGTAAAATGGCTGTACACTTTTTCGATCATTTGAGTATTTGAATGACCGACGTGCTCCGCGATTAATTTAGTATCCACTCCAGCTTCTACCATACGTGTAATAAACGTATGGCGGAAGATGTGAGTGGTTATTTTTTTACCTGGGACGTCAACCTTGCTTAGACGTCGACTCCATACTTCAATAGAACAAGGATTACCATTTCGGGTGAGGAAGAGGTAAGTCATATCTCGGGGAATGTTACTAGACATCATTTTAAGCTTTGTCGCAATTATCTGCTCTTTGAGCAAACGGAGGGTTTCATCATTAACGCTAATAATTCTTGGTTTTCCAGTTTTGGGGGTCTGAAAAGTTCTGCCTCTGGAAAAGTAAGTTTTAGTAATAGATATGGTCTTGGATTCCCAATCGATATCTTCTTTGTAGTTAATAGCAGAGAGTTCCCCTGACCGCATGCCGGTTAATGATTGTATTTGAACGTATCTTGCGGTTTCAAGGTCTCCGAGTGCCTCCAATTGATCTACTACGCTGGCCAGTTCCTCTTTCTCCAAATACTTAAAATCGTCCTTGGTTGATACATTTAATCGCTGAACTGTTAAGTTCGGGTGAATGGTTATACCCTCATATATTCTTCCATATTCTAGTACTTGCTCTATGTGGATGCGATACTGGTTGACTGTTGAGTAGACTAGATTTCTTTCGTTTTGCAACGACAGAAAAAAAACATTAAAGAGGTTGTCAGGCATTTTATTGACAATATATTTACCTAAGGCAGCATTGATAACATTATTCCTGGTTTCTATGTTTATTAAAGTGCTCCCTTTAACTTGCTGTGACTTCAGTTTCATCCAGTTGTCAATGAGCTGTTCAAATGTTATATTTGATTCTTTTACATTAGTGCTTAATAGCTTCTTTTCAATTTTGCTCTGCAATTTTTGAAACATTTCCTTTTGAACCTTTTTAGTTTTTTTCGTATTTGTCAAGGATACCTTGCGCTGTTTGCCAGTTAGGGGATCTTCATATCGTTCGACGAATTTATACTTACCGTTAGGTAGTTCTTCAATCCACATTTTATCATCTCCTGTTATATTTAGTTAACGTGTGCTATAATAGGGTATATAAAAGACGCCTATTATAGGCTGATTTTTGTGATAAGACTTCACTCCACAGCTTTGGTCGGTTAGGGAGTGGAGTCTTTTTATTATACATCCCAATATTTTCTAATTGTGCCGTAGTAATCTGAGATACGGTAAAATAGATTTTCTGGCAAATTAAATAGTTCATAGATTGTTTTATCATTTATTGTGTGAGTTACGTTACCAGTATGGATATCAATGTATTTATCAAATGTGTTGAAGAGATCTGTTATGAACTTTTCAGCCACTTTTTTATCTAAAAGAAATCCACATATAATCGATATTGCCGCATATAGATCTTTCCCAGATTGATTGCTTGCAATGGTTTCATCGTCGTACAAAGTGTAGTTGAAGAAGTGCTTCGAGCTTTCTAAATGCAGATGGTGTTTTGTTTTCTCTTCAAAATGTATCTTTCCATGAGCAATTTTGTTTCTAAACTCTCTTAAAAAGTGGAGCGTGTAAAAAAAGAAGGTATCTTGAAAGTCTTCTCTTAGATTTGAGCGAGCAAAGTAATCTTTAGTTATTAATGATTTCAGGTTATCCTCAAGCATGTCGTACCAGTGGATAGTTGTAGCAAAAGATAGGTCTTGGACAACAATCCAAGGCGGTATGTTTGCTTTATTGTGCTTAAAATAGTACGTGACAGAGTCCTGCTTGCAATTTCGAATAGTCCTTTCAATTTGTTCTAAAGTTGAACCTCTAGTACCTCTTGTATTCATGTAGAGACTGCGTTTCAAATACTCTCGTTCAGAGTCGCTAATTTCCATGGCAATGGTATAAGCCAGCCGAGTGCGAACACTCTTTTCAACAAATAATATATATTTGAAAATAACTTCTGTTAAATCTGTGTCCAAAAAGTAAAGCTCAACAAAATGGTCAAAATTAGTGCCATCATACATTTTATCTTTTTCACCAGGAATTAAGAAATGCCGCTTGTACCCATTAATTATGCTGTAATAAGAATGGTTAAGCAAAAATCCTTTAGCACTTTTATCATCTGATATGATAATATTTTTGCTTTCTATCTTTTCTAATTGCTTTTCCAGAGACAACGCTGGTACATATTCTTTACACAAAAAAAGAGCCTCCTATCTTTCGATAAGAGACCCAACGGCTTCCCGCCGTCATTTCAGTTAAGAGTAGCTTATCGTTCATTTGTCTATATGTCAATAGTTTTCATCAAATAAGTTCAAATTTACAACACAATTGTCCCAACAACATCAATATCACAGTTATCATTCACAATAATATCTTTATAATCTTCATTCAGCGAGACCAATCTCAGCTGGTCGTCTTCAATATATACTTTCTTCAGATATGCTTCTCCATTCACAATAATTGCAGCGAACTGTCCGCTTCTTATATCCTTGGTCAGCTTCACGAACACATACTCTCCATCCTTAAAAGCCGGTTGCATGGAATCACCAACGATTTTTAACATAATATCATAAGGCTCATTTGGAATAATAGCAGTGGGAATCTCCACTTCATCTACTGGGTTATCATAAATCATCTGTCCCGTTCCAGCGGATAGGGTGCCGTAGAGGCTGGATGTGATGTATTCGGCTGGTTCTTCTTCCACACGGTCAGCTAAATTGATAAGGTTGTTTTGTTCGTCGAGTTTAGCTTCAGCATAATTATAAACATCATTTTGGTTATCAGTGGTGAGTTGATTATAAATAAGGTTGATATCGTTATTTAAAGAGTCCGTATAATCATTTGAAAGTAATTGAAGAGGACTAATCTTTAAGGCTTGAGCCAATAGGGCTATTTTATCCCTCTTCATATTATCGATCATTCCATTTTCCCATTTTCTTACTGTTGACTTTCCGACCCCGACCAAGTCTCCGACTTCCTCTAAGGTTAAACCTAATTCCAAACGTCTATTTTTCAAATCAATCAATTTTTCACCCCCCTTAATCTGTTTCAATTATAAAACAAAAGTGTCCTATAAGCAACAGATGATTATTGAAGAATCACGAAAGTGTCTTTTAGGACATAAAAGTGTTGACAAGCATGTGTGTATGAGTTATAGTAAAAGTGTCCTAGGGGACACGGAAGGAGGTATAGAATGGACGGCAACAAATTAAAAGCTGAAGTAGTCCTCAAAGGCTTAAAAGTAGAAGAGTTTTTGAATCTAGTTTCTAAGTATACTAAGTTAGATAGAAATAAGTATTATCGAGTTCTTAGGGGAGAGGACGAGTTTGATAGAGCTGAGATTATTGCTATTAGTAAAGTTCTTAATTTAACTGATAGCGAAATGCTAAGAATTTTTTTTGCAGAAGAAGTGTCCTTCGCGACACATTCCCCCAACCCAGCATAGGAATGAGATGAGAAGGTGGAAGGAGTAACAAACGCATTAAATGAAATTAATGAAACATTGCAGCTTATAAGACAAGATTTAAATGAGAATAAGCAGCTAAAAAGTGAATTAATAAAAGTAACAGAAGAAATGCAGAAAGAAATAATCGGAAGTCCATTCTACGGTAGCAGAAAACAAAATCTCCAGTTCGGGCGAAGAACTGAAGATGAATCTATTAGATAAATGGAATAGCAGATCGTATTTTTGCGCCCCATTCAAGAACTTTATCTAGCTTGTCGCTAAACGTTTCTTCAAGAAGCGCTATCGTTTCTTCTTTTTATGTACTCAGCATAAAGTTCGGATAAAAGAAATTTGCCGTCATTTGTTACTAGATCTAAGTCAAACATATTGTTCACCTCCTTTCCGATTATATCACGAAAGAGGTGTATAAATTCCCCAGTCCAGCATAGGAGGTGAAAAATGTTAGATACAGACAAAACAAAGGAAGTAAGGCAGAAGTTAGATGAATTAATTTTAAAATTGACCAATGAATACTTGGAAAATACGTGTTTTCCAGGCGAAATAAAAGCCCTAGCCGAGTTGGTGTCAGCTAGAGCGGAGATGTGATTATTGTTTTTGTTCTTGTAATTCAGAAACAAGTGTGCGGAAGAATGTAGCAACGTTTTCGGCGGCTTTTTCTGGGTCATTATCAGAAGCTATAAAGTTATTCTCGACGGCTAGCTTTGTTAGTTCGAATGCGGTTTTGATTGAACCTTGTTCGGTTAATGGCATGTTTAACACCTCCTTTCCGATTATATCACGAAAGAGGTGTATAAATTCCCCAGTCCAGCATGAGAGGAGGAGAGAAGATGGAGGAGAAGCAAAAAGTCCCTGTAACAGAACCTATAGTGATAAACACTGGTTTGTATACGGGAAACAAATTAATTGTCAAAGGTCTCTATGGATACCCAGATATAGAAATTGAAAGAACTTATGGTCAGCAAATTATAGTTATTCCCCAAACTGGTTTCGATATAGGCCAAGAGCAATATCAATCGTTGGCCAACGCTTATCTAAAGAATCCAGACGTTGTTCAAAGTATTGTCGAACTTTTGCAGGCGAAATTGTCTTAGGAAAATCTTCATCTAATTTTACTTCGCTGGCCAAGTCACCTAAGTGATTATCCATACCATCGAAAGTTAAAATGAAGGTTTTAATATCCACGTTGTGCACCTCCCTTCTGCAGTAATTATAGCACGAGTTTGGAGGCGGCAAATCAAAAAAAGGAAGAATCAAATGATAGAACTAAAGCCTTGTCATCAACCGGACCTAAACAGCATTGCTGACCTAGGAGAATTCAGCCCTTATCTGGTCAAGAAGTCACCTACACATTTACTGTATCACTTTAACAATGATTATGGCGCTTCAATTATCAATCATCCGTTTAGTTACGGAACAGAGTTAGCGGTTATCTTTTGGAGTCAAGGCACTTATGAAATTGTATATGACACGGCCATCACCAGTAATGTGATTGGGCATATTGAGGATTTGAAAGAGATTACAGAATTGTTATCAGATATAAAAGTATTGGTTTAAAGGAGGTGCCATAAAATGAATATCGTTAAAGTATTCAAGTCGCCATCTTATTGGTTATACCCAGGGGACTTGGGAGATATTATTAGCCGTAAACAACCGACTAAAATTTTGAGAGCATTTAGAGAGTTTTGCGATAATAACCCGCATTATTTTTACCCCTGTAAACCATATAGGGATGAAGGGAAGACGCAGTATAACATTTACTGTTTTCTTCATTACTTTGAGAATGAGGGGTTGTTGGAGGCAGGAACTCGATCGTTGAGCTTTGAAGAAGATTTGCCGAGGCTTATGAGGGCTTACAGCTTGCACTTGATGCCAGCGGAGGAAGTTTAAAGGAGGGAAACGAATGGATTATGTAGAGTACATCGACGAGTTGACACAACAAGAATTGCCTAACTCGGTGCTCAATATGCGGATAGGCAGGCTGACTGCTGAGCGCAAGTTTTATCATATTTTAGCCGGTTTGTTCTTCGGATTGCTTCTAGGATTAGCAATTAGTCCGTTTACAGCATTCCTCTTGGAGGAGGTGTTGCGATGAATTGGTTCGTGATTACTGGATTAGCTGCACTGATATTAATCGCTTTAGGAGAGACGAAATGGAAATAATAAAAAACATCGCCCTCATCACCACTGGATTGGTCGTCGGAGTGATGGTGGGGCGAGAGGGACAAATCTAAAAAATAGATTTTAAGAACTTAATTACCTCAGAAATAATTTCATTAAATTGAATTCTAGTGATAGCGCCGCAAATCAAAGAACCCAACGCAGGCAAAACAAAGTTCTTTACTATTGTTTCTGCCGTGTTCTTTGCCCAAAATTTGGGATCTTTTAAAGTGGAGGTGAGTGTATGTTTGAAAGAGTTATAAAAGCTATCGTTCTCTATTACTTTTGGATCGGTATCTCTTTGAATTTTGAATTTCTTGTTTCTTACATCAATCCCAGATGGGGGTACCCAAACAAAAATTGGCGAATCGTTATAGTTCAAATAATAACCACTGCCTCTTTGGGACACTTTTTGCTCAGCAATTTCAGACACTGAAGGCATATCAATTGATTCAAGATAATCGTTTAGATTTTCAATTGGAGATGGCGCAACTTGAGACAGGATAACATCTGTCGAAGAAATTGTTCGCTCTAGGTGAGCCGCTGCCTTAGTCACTTCTTTTAAGGCACTCTGTATCGGCACCCAATTGATTTTATTCAAAAGCTTTATTGTCGTAGCTAAAGAGTCAGTCATTTCCTTATACGCTGGTTGCATTGCCTCATTAATACGACTAATAGATTCTCCGACTATTTGAGCCGCTCGAACCACTTCCCCAGTAGGGGCGAATGTTTCGGCAAGAGAGTTGTAATAGGCGTCATAGTTAGTAGCTATTCTGACATAGCTCTTTCCAAGATTATTAAAAACAGTTTCGTTCAATAAATCATCTCCATAAATATATTTCAGAACCCTTTTGGCGAAGGCATATCTGAGAATACAACTATAGCACTACTTTATGATTTATACAACATGTAGGGGTGGTTAAATAAAATGACACAAGATGTAGTGGATATTGAAAGGATAGTTTATCTAGTTGAGAGTCACGAAAAGACAGCAATGAAGATAGCGGAAGAGCTTGGCGTACATAGATCGTTCTTTAGCGACTTGAAGCATGGTCGTAAAGAAGACATACGTTTAGGCATGGCTTTCAAACTAGCAGACGCTCTAGGCGTAGACATCAATGAGTTTAGGAGTGATAAGAAATGAAGCATTTGTTATTTGGGTTAGCAGTCATTGGGCTAACTGCCTATATGCTGTATGACCAGTATCAATACCCTGAAGACTAGGAGGAAAGTGGTTGGAAGATTACATCATCGCAGAGTCGCTTTATCACTTGAGGAGACAGAGTAAACTGACTCAAGCAGATATAGCTTACGAGTTAGATATCCATCGATCGACTTATTGTCGCTATGAATCAGGAGAGAAAAGTGTTCCTGAGGAATTGCTTGAACAGCTTGCTGATTTTTACCAAGTGCAATTAGAGGAGATAAAGGAGGGGATCGTTTGAGCTTGAGAAGGGAGGTGAGAGGATGCCTTAGAAGGTATCGGCATTCAAAAGATGCTGAACACATCAAGGATATATTTAGATTAATTTACTACTATACAAAAAGAGCGCTACGGCAATAGCGCCCCCTATCAAATATATCTAAGTTAATTATAACAGAAAAGGAAGGAATTGGAATGAGTAAACCGAGAACGCAGCAAATTATGGATTTCCTTAGAGAAAACCCAACTGCCAGCAACAAAGAAATAGCAAAAGCAATCGGTTGGGATGTAGACAACACCACCAATACTATCAGTACATTAAACGTTCGGGGATGGATCAATTCCAAGAGGAAGGACGGGGAGCGACAGATAGAAGTGGTGTGGGAACCAAAAGAGAGGCAGACGGTTAAGGAGTTCAAGCAAGATGTTTACTACGATATGTTGCCCAAAGCTATTGAGACTTATGAAGAGGCAACAAGTGTTGATGAGCTGAATGTTGCAGCTAAGATCATCTTTAGAATCTTGGAGAACATTTAACATGTTGCCAGAAAAGAAAGTAGAGAATGCTATCAAGCGCTATTTGGATAGCTTGGGAGCTTATTGGATCAAGACATTAGGCGGGAGTGTCCCGGCTGGGACGCCAGATATTATCGCCTGTGTGAATGGTCGATTTGTAGCGATCGAGGTTAAGCGCCCAGAAGGTGGAACGGTTAGTGAGTTGCAGAAACACAAGATAAAAATGGTCAACAATGCTGGAGGTGTAGCTTTCGTTGCGACAAGTGTTGAGGAAGTGCGAGAAGAATTATCAAGATTCAATATTATATGATTTTCAGAAAAATATTCTAAAGGAGGCTAAGCCAAGCTATTTATTAGCCTGCGATGTTGGGACCGGTAAGACCTTGATGGCCATCCATCATTACCTGAAGCATAACCAAGGCGAACCGTTATTGATTGTGGCACCCCCTGCCAAAATTAAAGAAGGAGGATGGGACGAAGAAGTTAAGTTGGTCGAAGAAACGTATGGACTAACCATCAATTACCAGACACTATCTTATGGCGTGCTGGCCAAAAGATGGAGCGAATATAAACATTACTTTGTTGTGTTCGATGAGTGCCATTATCTAAAAAACCCCACTTCTCAACGAGGGAAAGCAGCTTACAAGTTAACTCAAAACGCTACCAATTTCCTGTTGCTGAGTGGTACGCCAGCCAGTAATGACATAGGCGATATGATTAATTACTTCATCATATTTGGCTACGTTAAGAACAAAACGCAATTTAACCGCGAGTTTGCTGTGTGGGATAAGAAGTTCTTTGGCTCGAATACAGTTAATGTGGTGGTCGATTATTTGAACAAACCTATGCTGATGGATTGGTATCAGTCTTTTACGACGACTGTTAAGAAAGACGATGTTCTGGATCTCCCTCCTATCATCTTTGAAGAAGTGAAGTTTAGACCGTCTAAAGAATACCTGACAATAGAAAAGGATCGCGTCCTTGATGATGTGGCCTATGATAGCCCGTCAGCGTTGATGCACGGTTTGAGAGAGCATGCGAATAAGAAAGATAAACTTGCTTACTTGAAGATGCTATTTGAGACAACGGAAGATAATATTGTTGTCTTCTACAACTACACCAGCGAATTGGAAGCAATCAAAGAGATCATTAAAGATAAGCAAGTCTTTGAGGTTCATGGTGGCGCTCAGCATATCCCTAAGAAGAAGGACTGGGCAGATATTACTAACAGCGTGACTTTAGTCCAATATCAAGCAGGTGCTGCAGGGATCGAGTTGCAGTACGCGAACGTAGTCGTTTACTACACGCCAACCTTTAGCTATCAAGATTACGCTCAGTCACTAGGTAGAACGCATAGAAACGGTCAGAAAAAGAAGGTTACAGCCTTGCAGTTTAAGACCATAGCGACTGTTGAACAGGACGTCTGGCAGGCGCTGGACAGGAAAGAAGACTTTGACCGAGAGCTTTATTTAAAAACGAAGTTAGGAGGAATGGAATGAAAGGATTTAATGGTTTTGGCTTACAGGAGCGAGACCTCAACGTAGAACTGAATCGCCATTTGTTCGTTGGCGGTTCTGATGTCCCTACAATTCTAGGGATCAACAGTTATAAATCTCAGTTTCAGTTAGCAAAAGAAAAACTAGGGATCGAGCCTAATGAATTTACAGGGAATGAATACACTAAATTCGGAAATGTCCTAGAACCACAAATAAGAGAGTATATCAACAAGATCAATGACACGAACTTTATCGTTCAGACATTTATTGATGAAGATCAGGCAATCCGTTCTAACGTGGACGGGATTGATCATGAGCATAACCTGTTGCTGGAAATTAAGACTCATGGGAAGAATCCTAAGAAGCAGATTTATTATGTCCAAATGCAACTTTACATGTACCAGACAGGAGCAGAAGAAGGGTGGTTAGCTCTATACGAACGGCCTAGCAACTTCGATGTAGAGTTTGATGCTGATCGTCTGGAGATCGAAGTCGTGGAGAAAGATCCTGAATTGATTCAAAAGATTCTTGATGCGATCGAAACGTTCTGGATCCGTTGCGAATACTTAAAAGAAAGCCCAGAAATGAATGAGCAAGAGTTCATGACTCTAGGGACTGATATGGATAGATCGATTGCTAAATTGAATCAATTGGCGCCTAAAATTGTCGAATTTAAGCAGATGCTCAAAGAGTACCAGCAACAAGAAGAGGCTTTAAAGGATGAGCTTTATAAGAAGATGACTGAAGGGGACATTAAGAAGATAGAAACACCATTATTAGTCGTGACGCGAGTTCTCCCTTCTAAGTCTAATCGCTTTGATAGCAAATCCTTTAAGGAAGAGCATCCAGACTTGTACCAAGAGTATTTAACCGAAAATGAACGGAAAGGTTACGTCAAACTAAAGGAGGTCAATCATGATTAAAGTAGTGAGTGCAACGACAGAATACTACTGCACAACAGAGGACGAGGCGCATCAAGTGGTTCACGGGCATAAGCAGCGAACACTTGGAGAAGTTACTCGTCAACAGATCGACATCAAAGAGGACTATGTGAAGCTGGTCGTCAAAGAAGAGATAAACAGCTTTGCTGAATTAGCCAAGCAAGATGCCAGAGACAACAATGATTATGTTGAACTATTTGAGGAGGAGATATAATTGAGCATTTTGCCTAAGAATGAAAAGAAAGAAACGGTAGACACGCCTAAGAACTTCTTCATCTACGGAGCGACTATGAGTGGTAAGTCCTACCTAGCTGGAGAGTTCCCTAATCCGCTGTTTCTAGACACAGATGGAAACGCTAAGGCGAATCCTTATCCAAGTATTGAATTACGTAATGTCAGAAACAAATCAGGAGAGATAACAAGATCGATCATTGAACAACTCGACGAAATTATCTTGGCGCTAGAGACTAGTCAGCATACTTACGAAACAGTTGTTCTTGACGTTATTGACGACATTGTCGTCATGATCGAGCAGGCTATCTGTAATGAAGCAGGCGTCGAGACCCTAGGCGATATTGGATACGGTAAAGGTTACGCTGCCTTTAACAGTGTATTCAACCAGTTGGTCATTGACCTGAAGACACTGCCGATGAATGTGATCTATGTTAGTCGAATCTCCTCATATGAAGAAGACAACGTAAGATATGAAGTGCCATCTCTCAAAGAGAAGCACGTTAACGTAGTCAATGGGAACTGTGATTACATGATCCAAACGAGCAAGATCGGACGGAACCATGTCCGCCAGGTAAGGAACAAGCGGAAGAATTATGTGAAAGAAAGAATTGAAGATGAGCGCATTGCCAAGATCCTCAGCACCATCACAGGCGCTTTTGAGCGTTCTAAAACTATGCCTAAGAAAGAGCAAGACAAAGTATTTGAGGAAAAAGAAAAGAAGGTCGTTCAGCAAGTAACACATAACGAAGAATCAGGGCGCAAGAAACCTATCGTTAAATAATAAAGGAGAGATATAAATGAGTTTATTAAACCTATTCAAAGAGCATACACAGGGATTCAATCCAGCCACAGATACAGCTAGCTCAAGTTCTGAGATCCCAGCCGGTGAATATGATGTAGTAGTTGATAAAGCGGGTTACCGTTGTTACGAGAGTGGTTATGACGCCATTGCTATCACTGCCCGCGTGGTAACAGGCGAACAAGTGGATCGTCAAGAGCTAATTAACATTAATGTGGATCCTGATTACCCGGTTAACAGTCAATATCCTGGGCTATATAAGCAGAATTTACAGTTGATTAACCAATTTATTTACGTGACAGATACAGAACTCACTGAAGATGATTGGGAAGATCAAATGACTTTAGGTGCTGCTTTTACTCGGCAAGCAATTGGCAAGCAGTTCTTATTAGATATTACTGAAACCACTAGCAAAAAGGGTAAAACCTACCGAAACTATAAGTTTACTAAATACGATGAGGATACCTTGACGCAAAATGATATAGATTTAACCGAAGACGACATACCATTTTAATCTGAAAGGGGTGTGAACATGTATCAGCTACACGTCCATCCCATTCCCTATACTCATAAACCATCACCTCAGCAAGCTAGTTCTATTAGTAAGACAATAGTAAATCATATCGAAGTCGTCACAGCAGAAGAACTTGCATCCAGTCTAGAGAACGGCCACTCGGTCGTTCTTGGCCTAATGGATGGGGAGCGTAAGAAGAACAGATTAATATCTCAACAAATCATGATGCTGGATTTTGACAATACCTTGAACGGAGAAAAGGCCCAAGGTAGCTACTACGTTACGATTGATGATGTTATTGAAGATGAGTGGATGAAAGAGAACGCCAGTTTTATCTACAAAACCTTCGGCTATTCCGAAGACTGGCAGAAGTTCAGAGTCGTTATTTTCTTAGATAAAATACTCCGGGATCCAGATGAAGTAAGTCGAACCTATGAGTATTTAATGGAGCACTTTCCTCAAGTTGATAAGGCACCTAAAGATTGTAGTCGGATCTTTTACGGCGGGACAGAAGTTATCCCTATTCAATTTGGCAACACTTGGTCCCCTCAGCAACTGGTAGAGAAGCGAAGGAAACCGGCTTATCAGAAAACCGTTCAGCCCTTAACTAAAAGACAAGCCAGCCAAATGATGCGTGGATATATTAACCGTGAAGAGCAGAATTTGAAAGAGTACGGGAATGCTTTGTCTGCTATTACCGTTTTGGGAAAGGCCGTCTTAACCGGCGAAATTAAAGAAGAGTGGGCCAGAGAATATGTTGACCTACTAGCTATGAATAGACCAGAATGGCAAGCTGAAAATCAAGTTAAGCTCAATGAATTTCTCGGCAAGCGCGTCGAGGATATTTATACGAACTACACTTTCCGAGAAAAGTTCTCCAGCCCTAAAACGCAGCAAGAAGAGTTTGATCCTTTTGAATTCGCTGATGAAATGATTAGGAAATACGACATCTTGCGCTACAAAGAAAAGATTTATTACAAGGACGATGTGGTTTGGAAGTCTGATAAGAACGGATTACTTCGACTAATGAGTCATGAGCGCGATTTAAAAAGAACTCAAGACCAAGAAGTGATCCATCAGTTGGACAAGAAAGCCCCTGAAATTGAAGCAGAGATAACTGCTATTCAACTTAAAAATGATTTCCGGATAGAAGATGGGGAATTGCTTCAAGGGGCTACAGAAGCGTTTACGCCCTTTTTACTGGATGTTAAATATGACCCAACAGCTTATAATCCAGATGTGGATGATTTCCTAAATTTCTTAGTGATGGACCGACCAGAACTAAGGGTGACGGTCGAGGAATTATTGGGGCATATTCTCTTAATTCAAGGCTTTCCTCATAAAGTCTTCTTCTTGATCGGTGAGAAGGGTGCTAATGGTAAGTCAACCTTTTTGGAGATGCTGAATAACTGGGTTGGTGATTTAGGGAGTAACGTTAACTTAGAGGCGTTTAATGATGATACCTCTGTTCTAAGTTTAGAGGATAAGATTGTTAACATCGGCGATGATATTGATGCGTCTTATTTAGATAAATCAATGAACTTTAAAACGCTAGCTTCTGGGAACACCATTCAAGTCCGTCCTATTTACCAAGAGCCTAGACGACTGCAGAACACAGCGACTTTAATTTTTACAGCCAATGATATGCCGACTTTTAGGGATAAATCTGGTGGGATTGAAAGACGATTAGTTGTTATTCCTTGCGATAACGTGGTGAAGAAAGCCGACTTCAGCATTGATAAGAAACTATCAACCGATAGCGCCAAATCCTACTTGCTGAATCTCGCTCTCGAGGGAGTTGGCAGAATCAGAGAGAACGGCGGTAAGTTGTCTGATAATACCATTGTTGATCAGATGGTTAGTGATTACATTGCTGAGAGTGATTCGATTGTTGGGTTCATTCGAGATGAAGGAATTGATCAGAGTTTAGATAAGAAGTTAGTTTACCAGCAATACAAGGAGTATTGCGAGGAGTTGTCGGTGAAGCCTCAGAAAATGGCTGCGTTAACTCGCAAGCTGAAAAGCTTGGGTTATGAGATTAAAGACACGACTCGATTGGGGAAGAGAATGCAGTTGTACGTTAAAGGTATTTAGAATTCGAGGAAACCCCAGACTTTTTGACGAAAACCCCAGACTTTTGAAAATGAAAGTATGGGACGTCAAATCCCTTGGGAGAGTAAGGGTTTGGAGCAACATATAATTATATTGCCCCATTGTTTCAATATAATACTATGGGACGTCAAACCCCTTGATACCATTGAGTTTATATAGGGTAGTCTTCTTATTACCCATACTTTTTTAAATAATTATTATATAAATTAGTAATAATAATTAATAAGTGATTATTATTACCAAAATATAAAAGAATTACGCAAAAAAGTCTGGGAAGTCTGGGGTTTTCCTAACAAACGTTGTTACACCAACGTTTTGACGTCCCAGTGTTTTAAAATAAAGTCTGGGGTAAAGTCTGGCAGAGGGCAAAAAGTATGGGCTGATTTAATTAAAGGAGGAAATCAATGAGTGATAATAACAATTTATCATCCGTATTATTAGTCATTTTAGGACTACTAGCTTTTGTAATTTTCATAATATATACAACTTATGCACCCAGTCAAGTTGAGCAGCAAGAAGTAATTCCTGCAACCCATGCAACAAATGTTTCGACGCAATAGTAGCATTGCTCGCCTATAAAGGGCTTAGCATTGATCAAATAATTGAGATTCAAAGAAAGATAGAGGAGATGGGAAGATGAAATTAACTGAATTACAAGTAATTTTAGGAGAACAAACAAAGCAATTGCATAAAATGCAAGACACGGTAACGCCAATTGACATTGATAGAGCAAACGCAATATCGGGCTTAGCAAGACAAATGATTCAGAATGCTAACGTTATCTTAAAAGCTGAAAAACAGAACAGCTCCAAAAAAGATGAGTTGATTTAATTGGATTGGTTGACAGACAAGTTGTTAAACGATGCTAGAGAGCAAAGTGGGTGGTTGACATGGGGAGAATTACAGAAGTTCCTTTTAAAAAAGGGTCATAACCCTCCAAAAAACATTTCTAATTTTTCTCACAGATTAAGAAAAGAAGGTATAAAGTCGTATGGCAGGTATGGGGAAGGTGGCCCCAGAAAGGTTCGGGTTTTATTTGACCCCGAAAATGTTCAAAAAGATACAGTGGCAATCCTTCCATACAGGCTATATGTAATACTAAAGAAGCAAGGTTTTCATAATTTAGAAGGAGAACTTTTAAAAACTGCTATTGATTGGGCACTAGTAAGGTTTGCTATAAACGAAAAGAAAAATGAATTGATAGAAAAAACTATAATAATTCAGAGAGACAAGCTTTCAGGTAGAATAGTCGGCGTTTATACGAGCGTTGAAGAAGCTAGTGAAATCAGCGGGGTATTGAAAAAAAGAATACAAAGCTGTTTGACGGGGCATAAAAAGTCAAGTGGTGGATATACATGGGAACGAATTATAAAGGAGATGGAGAATGGACGATAGAACTTTCAAGTATTGCATTGTAGCGCTATTGATAATGGGGCTTTTGTCGCTTGCTGATACTGTTCTGAGAAAGCCTGAAGAAGAAGCAATAGCTATTGCTGGGGCAACTCATGCGACCGAGGTTAGTGCGCCTAAAAGGGTTTACACTGCAAAAATGGGAGACGATGTTAAACCTGAATATCATTTGATTTATGAATTCGAGGTAGATGGGGAGAAACATTATTATGCGGATATTTATCGGGGGGAAAGATAATGATTACGAGAACTTTAATTAATAAAGACGAAGGCTATATTCTTGTTAGTTTAAACAAGGACAAGAGAGTAGTCGGTTTGGGTGTTTACAGCGAAAAAGATGAGTTCAGAGAGTTCATTGAGATAGATTTAGACAATTTTGTGGATATTGCTGATTACGTTCCTGAGAGCATCGGTTTGGATTTAGGCCATGAATAGACAAGAAACCTTAGACCGTATCGCTAAAGTCGAGGAAGAACTGGCTAAGGCGAAAGAGGAGTTGGAAAGGCTCGACCAGGCGAGGTGGGCGCCAGGATATGAGGAGTGTTATTTTTTCATAAATCATAATGGATGTGCGTACATGAGCAGATGGGATAATCAAGAATTTGAGAAAAGCCGAGTCATAATCGGTAATGTGTTCAAGACAGAACAAGAGGCCGAACACGCTGTTGAGCGCTTAAAAATCCGAGCCGAGTTACTGGATGCCGGGGGAAGGGATAAATTAAAACAACGAGAAGAAAACTATTCAATTACCTACAAACCTTACGAATATAAACTGGGAGTGACCTTCGCCTTGGATGCTCCGCTGTTTGACTTTATCTACTTTGATAGTGAGAATGAAGTCAAGGAAGCCATCAAACAAGTAGGCGAAGACAGAATCAAGAAATATATGTTTGGGGTGGAATCATGACTCTAGGACAAAGGATAAGAGAAATAAGGTTGGAACGTGGAGAAACGATGGGGGAGTTCGGAAAACATTTTGGAACTAGTGACAGTATTGTATCTCGATGGGAGCGTGACTTAACCAAGCCCAGGGCGGACAGACTTAAATCCATAGCTGATCTGGCTGGTGCAACTGTTGAAGAATTGGCCAAGGATAATTGTGCCTGGCAAGTCCAACCATTGAACCAAGAATTCGGCTACTATCCCATCGATACATGCCGAGGCGAGATAGGCACAATCAATCTAGATTTCTATAAGAAAGACTACAAATTCTGCCCTTACTGTGGAAAAGAAATAATTATAAAGGAGTAATTATGAATGGATGAGAAAAGGAAAGAAAGGCTGGATTCAATTGTACCGACAACTGGGCTGGCAAGAGAGTTGTTAAAAGATAGCTATTGGTTTGATTCAAATGCCCATTTTGCGGAAGCTATCGGAATTAATATTAGTTCGCTATATCATTATTTATACGGAAAATTTCCAACCAAAGGTAAGAGGCCTTGGCTAATGCTAGTGGAATACTTCGGATGTAGTGAAAGTGAGATGGAAGACTTGTGTAGCGAATTGAAGGAAGGGGAAAGTGATATTGAAAACAGAGCCATTTAAGATCTATTTAGCTGCACCATTATTTGCAGAGAGCGAAAGATTCTATAATCAGGTGTTGGAGAATGAGTTGCTAGCAAGATTTGGTAGTCAAATTGATTTGTTTGTCCCTCAAAATCAGGGAGAAATTAATGATAAGTCGAATTATGCAGACTCTAAAATGATAGCTGAGCTAGACACTGAAGCGGTGCTTGAAAGCAAATTGCTTATCGCTGTCCTCGATGGGTTAGCGATTGACCCTGGGGTTGCCTCAGAGATTGGGATTGCCTACCAAGCTGGGATTCCGATCGTTGGTCTTTATACGGATAGTCGTCAAGCTGGCTATGATAATCCAAAGAAGTTAGAGGCATTGTCGGAGTTGGCTGAGTCCCAATTCTCATACGCTAATCTCTACACAGTTGGTCTCATCAAGTTGAATGGGACGGTCGCCTCCTCCATTGAGGAGATGCTGGAGGCAGTGAAGTCTTATGTTAAATAAAATTAAACCAGAACATTATCAACAAGGGTCTGTAGATTTAATAGCAGTCATGGCCAAAGTCTTTCCTGAAGGGTGGTTTCGAGGTTTCATGGTTGGCAACATCTGGAAATATACCTTGCGCTATGTTCAAAAGAATGGCCTAGAAGATCTGTCTAAAGCTGAAGAGTATTTGAGAAGGTTAAAAGAATTCGAAAACAAAGGGGAAAAGTAAATGAATATTGATTATATTGAATTGGTTAAGTTATGGGCCATGGATAAGGGATTACACCAATCGGATTCTAAAGCTCAAACTTTAAGAGCGTTTGAGGAGTTTGGAGAAGCTTTTGAAGCGATTTTCTTTGGAGGTAAGTTGTCTGATATTCAAGATGGGATTGGTGATTCCTTTGTCACGTTAATTGTTCTGTGCCAACAATATACTAAGGAGTTCTATCCTTTCTGGGAGGATATGCAGAGTACAGAAGATGCGATGGCGCTTCTTAGATATCCAGTTAAGGTTGGGCGTCTGTCAAGTTTTATTACTAAAGGCAAAGGTGACTTTGATGATTTGATTGGTTGGTTTACTAACTTTCTTTACGATCTTTGTTTAGATAACAACTTAGAACCTGAAGAATGTTTGCAAGCGGCTTATAACGAGATAAAGGATCGAACAGGAGTGACGGGTGACGGAGGCTTTATCAAGGACGAAGATCTAGTAGCGGATGATTGTCAAGCATGCAAGATATAGTTAAATCCATAAAAGCCTCAGTAAAGTTAAGGAACCCTTGTCAGGTTAAGGAAGCAATTAGTCGAGTCAAAAGAGAGTTGATGTACGCTGACGAAGACTACTGGTTAGGAATTGAGATACTTTACTTAATTGTTGAGATGAAGAACCCTTTAGAAACGCTTTATTCTTTGTGGGGTTTAGTTGTTGACGAGATTGATAGGTCAGTTAGGCAGTAAGTAGGTAGGAGGGTTGCATGAAGCGAAGTACATTTAATTATATTAAAGACATCTTGAAAGATTATCCGAAAATTGATCAGTATATTAAACAACGCGAAGAAGAATTACGTTACCCTTTTAAAGCGGCTGATGTTAATGCTGATATTAAATCTAAAGGCAAGCCTGCTGATGGCATGTCCAACTTATTGATAACTATTGACCAAGATAGACGGCTAGCTAGTCTAGAGAGGAACAAACGTGTCATTATGGATAACTTGTATTTATGCGATGAGGACACTTACATTATTATTCATGAGCTGTACATTAAGAAGTACCGACAATATACGATGGACGGGCTAGTGGACAATCATATTATCTCATGCGGTAGGAGTAAAGCTTTTCAGTTAAGGGATCAGTTCTTTGAACATGTAGCCGACGATTTAAATTTAGATAAATAATTCGGACGATTTTCGGATTTTTGAGGGTGGATTTCTTGTTAATATGATAGGGTAGAGAAATCTACAAGAGTCCTATCTGATATGCCTTCGGTCATAAGGGATTCCTCCTTTTGTATACTTTGGCTAGGTTCGACTCCTAGCTGAAGTTTAGTCATAGCATGCATGTGTTTACTCAACCAAATATCATAACAAACTATCTTGAAGCTATGACGTTGCTTTGAGGCGATGGAAAAGCTTTGAAGTGGAGACAGGTAGTCTCATTATATCGTTTTAGGGTCAGGCATTTTGCCGGCCCTTTTTAATTTGAGTTATTTATTTGATTAACTATTTCATTAAATTGATTTAAGCTTTCTATTTTTTAAGGCTATAAATTTAAGAGTGGGGGAAATTATGGCTGGGGATTTACTTGACAAACTTTATTTAAAAGCTAGACAACCTGGGTCTTACCAAGTCAAACAAGTAGAGCGTGATCACTTCTACTGGTCTTCGGCTTGGCGCAAGCTTAGGGATGAGGTGTTGATTAGAGATAACAATGAGTGTCAAGTTTGCAAAGACTTCGGGAGAGTGACGCTAGATAAATTAATTGTTCATCACATTCTTCCGTTAGAAAATCATTGGGACAAGAGACTGGATGCAAGTAACCTAGTGACAGTATGTATCGAGTGCCACAATGCCATTCACTTTGGTCTTCATTTACCTTCTAAGTGGGATGATGAATGGTACTAAGGTGATGGTGAGTGTGCTATCGCTTCAATGGTGCAATTAGTCTGTAATCATTTTCGCAACGTCCTTCCTGATTAAATATATTAAAAATAAAATATACCCCATTAAATATATTTGGCTTTTTTAATATTTATAATCAGCGGGCTGGCAGTCTTTTCCAAAAATATTTATGAAAAATAGTCGCGTATTAGGAGGTGAGGTCATGGCTAAGCAGATTGCGCTATCGCGCGTGAAAAAAGAATTGATGTCTAAAATTGATGAAACGGACGCGATTGAAGTGGAGAAAGTTGAGAGGTATATTTCTCTAATTGAGTTGATGCGAAGTTTGCAGAAGAAAATTGATGAGGAGGGGGCAACGGTAGTTACTAAGAACGCTTCTCAAGAATTCACCAAGTCTCACCCTGCCTTGAATGAGATTGGAAAACTGAATTCTCAGCTCATCAATTTAGAACGGTCCTTTAATTACAAAGAGCCGGAGGTTCAAGAGGAGTCCCCGGTTAAGAAAGTTAGCCTTGTATGATAACCCATCCGTTCGTGGATGAGTACGTTGAAGAATGGCGAACTGGGAAGATTAAACTCAATCAGGACCGGATTGATTTAATTGCTTATTTAGAAAACATTGTTTTAACTCTCGAAGATATATACTTTGACGAGAAGCAGATTAATGATTTTGTCGCATTTGCTGAGAAGTGGTTCTTCCCCCTTGAGTCTTTTCAGAAGTTCCTGGTCTCCTTCGTCTTCTTATACTTTGCAGACGGAGCGCCAGTTTTCAATATCTTTTTCTGGACGATGGCAAGAGGGGCAGGGAAGAATGGTCTGATATCTGTTTTGCTAGCTTACTTCGTTTCTAGCTTACACGGAATACCTGAATATCACGCTGCAGTAGTTGCCAACTCGGAAAAGCAAGCCAAAAAATCGTTCATGGATATCCATAATATGCTGAAGCGGAATCCGTTGTTAACTGACAAAGAGGTCGGGGAGTTTAGGAACGGACTAGCTCAGATACTGAATACTCAAACTTACAGCACAATTGAATACTTAACTAGCAACGCCGACACGAAAGACTCTTTCGCGCACGGGGTTGTTATTTTTGACGAAATTCATCAATACGACAATTACGAAATTATCAACGTGCTGACAGACGGCCTGGGTAAAGTTCAACCACCTCGGACTTTCTATATTTCTACAAATGGTTACGTTAGGGATGGTGTCTATGACAAAGAGCTGGATAAGGCTAGGGAAATCCTGAAGCACAAGTCGTTCCAGAGTCGGGTCTTCCCCTGGATATGTACGCTCGATGACAAGTCAGAGGTTAGCGATGAATCGAATTGGCAGAAAGCAAATCCTATGTTCCATCCTCCTTTAAGTGATTACGGGGACGGCCTTATGAGAACTGTTCGTGACCAGTGGGGAGAAGTGCAACGCGGGGAGCGAGACAAGATCAAGTGGCTCACTAAGCGGATGAATATCTCAGATGTTCAGCTTGAGACATCTGTTGCAAGTCGCGAAGAGATCTTGGCAACTAACCGCCAGTTGCCATCTGACCTTGCTGATTACTATGCGGTCGGCGGACTGGATTACGCCTCTTTAAAAGACTTCGCTGCGGTTGGTTTGTTGTTCAAGCGAGACGATGAATACATTTGGTTGTCCCATTCTTTCATTCGCAAGGAATTCATCGACTCTTATTCCCTAGCAATCAATCCTGAGATCCCCAAGTGGGAGAGGGAGGGGTTATTGACGGTTGTCGACGAGCCGACAATTGGAATTGAACATATAGTCGAGTGGTTTGTCAAAATGCGAGAGACTTACGACTTTAATACTGTTGTAGGAGATAACTACCGAATGGACTATGTTAGAGGAGCCCTTGAAGCCGAAGGCTTTGAGATCGAATTCATTAGACGGACCAAGTCCATTGAAGCGACAGTAGCGCCTCAGATAGAGGTGGCATTTGCTGAAAACAAACTGGTTTGGGGAAAGAATCCCTTAATGAACTGGTACACCAATAACGTATTCGTTAGAAGAGACAAGTTCGGGAACATGGCCTATGAGAAGAAAGAAGAGAACAGACGGAAGATAGATGGCTTCATGGCTTTAGTACATGCGTACTGGAAGGGGACGGAGTTGTTCCCTGAGGCGCCTGAAGACTTCGTCTTTGAGGACTTTTGGACTTGACCTGCCATATGTCTTGAAACTGGGTAATTTAGCGATAGGAGGTGGCCTATATTGGTTTGATGAATAGAATTAAAGCTTTGTACACAGGCCGTCCAGTTGTCCCAGACACTTTAGGGGATAGTATTCCTATTAGTGATTGGGAAGTCATTTATCACGATTATCAAGACATACATTTGAGAGAATCGGCACTAAAGACGGTCATAGGCAAGATTCAAAGCGCTTGTAGTTTAGTGGAGTTTAATACTGAAGATAATCATTTGAATTATCGCATGAATATTCAAGCCAATGATAATTTAAACTCGGCAGACTTCATTCGACAGGTAGTAAACAAGATGCTGTATGAAGGTGAATGCTTGGTCGTTATTCATAACAGCAAGTTTTATATTGCAGATAGCTTTTATTGCGATGAAACGGTTCTGGGACCTAAAAAATATACAGAAGTAGTAATCGGTAATCTTCAGCTGATTAAGCATTTTTATGCGAACGAAGTCTTTCACTTCAAGTACTCGGATGAGCGCTTGGAGATCTTCTTGAAATCATTAGATACATCTTATGCTAAGTTGTTCAAACGCTTGGTAGACGTTCATATGCGGAACAATCAGATTAGATTATATGCAACCTTCAAGCACCAAACGGGCAAAGGGAGAGAGAATCAAGAGAAGTTTGCTAATTTCTTGAAAGGTTTCGAAGAAAAGGTTCGTAACGATTCTGTCGTGATTGCACCTCAGCAAGATGACTATCAGATCAATGAGAGTGCTCAGCATTATGAAAGTCGATCAGTCAAAGAAGTTGGCGATTTAGAGAACCTCTATATTCGACAGGTGGCCAACATCTTGCAAGTCCCGCCACTGCTGTTCAGTGGTGACTTGGCCGATGTATCGGTTCACAACGAGCTGTTCATTAAGTATTGTGTTCGCCCATTGATCGAGATCATCTCAACGGAGATTAACGCTAAATACTTTGGCCTGTCTAGCAGAGATAGATTGACCGTGAATATGATCAAGGTTATCTACAACAGCGAGTTCGAGATGGCAGGAGCTGTAGAGAAGATGATCGGCAGTTCAGTATGGACGATTGACGATATTCTTGAACTTCAAGGCAAAGATCGATTGAACACTGAGCTTTCAACGAGAAGGTTTATTACGAAGAACCACGCGCCTCTTAACGAGGATGGAACGGTTCAAGCAGAAGTCAAATCTGGAGGTGAGAATTATAAACAAGTTACAAAAAATAGCGAGTCGGATACAACCGGAAATCAACAACAAGCTGATTAATGATAAGTTGGTCCTAACTTTGTCAGGCACCATCGGGACGCCTGGCTTTTGGGAAGAGGGCGATAAATATATCAATGAAGAGCGCGTCCAAGAGATGATTGGCGACTGTACTCAAGATATCGTTATTCGTCTTAACAGCCCGGGAGGAGATGTTTTCGATGGAATTGCCTTGTACAACTATCTCAAGGATTTACCTAACCACATTACCGTTGAAGTTACCGCCTTAGCGGCAAGTGCTGCAAGTATTATTGCCATGGCTGGAGACGAGGTCGTCATGCTGACGGGTTCGCAAATGATGTTGCACGAGGCGTGGACATTCTGCGCTGGTAATAAGAGTTACTTGGAAAAGGTTATTTCCCAATTAGAAAGTGTTGATGAGTCCCTAATCGCTATATATCAAGAAAAGACTGGTCATAGTGATGATATCATCCGTCGGTGGCTAGAGGGCGAGACTTGGTTTACTGCTCAAGAAGCAGTTAGAGAAGGCTTGGCAGATAGAACTAGGGAACAAGTTACAGGCGACGATAACACGCTGATTAATCTTGCGAAAGAAGAAATTGTTAACGAGGTAGTTGCCAAGTTGACTAGCAAACAGCCTGAGGGTAAAACTCCTCAAGGTTTGAATAAAATATTTGGAGGTAAGTAATGGATAAATTGAATTTTACATCTACTGAAGAGTTAAAGAATAAGTTTAAAGATTTTCTAGGAAAAGATGATGTTACAACGGATGAGCAGGTTGACGCAATGGAAGCCTATTTCAAAGGCATTTCTAACAAGGCGATGGACCAAGTAAAGGCTGAGTACGAAGAGCTTAAACATGTAACTGAAGCTTCTGTCCTTGCTGCAAGAGGTATTAATACATTATCTCCCGAAGAGTTAGTTTTCTACAACGAAGTTAAAAAGACTGGCGAGATCCCGGCAGACAAATTGTTGCCGGAAACAGTAATCGAGCGAGTGTTCGAAGACTTACAGCGCGACCGTCCACTTCTACGAGCGATCAAGTTTACTCCGGGAGTTGGTAAGCAGAAGATTATCACTTCTAAACGACTAGGTAAAGCAGTCTGGGGACCCCTTCACCGCGACCTTGAAGGCCAATTGGATATGACCTTCGATGTACGTGAGACTAGCTTACTCAGCTTAACCGCCTTCTTCCTAATCTCAAATGACACTTTAGATTTAGGTCCGGCCTGGTTAGATCGTTACATCCGAATCTGTCTTCAAGAAGCTATCGCAGACGCTTGGGAAGAGGCTATCGTAGCAGGTACTGGTAACAACGAACCAATCGGATTAATGAAAGACTTAGACGGAGCGGTAACTGGTGGTAAGTATCCAGACAAGAAGGCTAAAGGAACGCTAACCTTTGCAGACGGCAAGGCAATGGTTAAAGAGATTGGACAAATCCGTAAGGACCTATCTCAATATACTGTCAAATACACAGACGCTGGTGGCCAAGAGAAGAAAGAAACGCGTCGTCGTTCAGTGTCTGGTAAGGTTAAATTGATTGTTAACCCGCTTGACTACTATGCTCTTGAGATTGCGACAGCTTCTCAGAACTTAAATGGTATGTTTGTCTACAACATTCCATTCATCACCTTTGAAGATGTCATTGAATCTGAGTATGTACCAGAAGGTAAAGTGATTGCTTTCTTAGATGGACAATACGAAGCGCAAACAGCGTTTACTAACCGTATCTACGAATATAAAGAAACTTTCGCTATGAAGCGTGCAACGCTTTACGCAATGGATGTCTTCGGAGACGGTACGCCATCAGATAATGACTCTGCATTGGTTTATAACCTAAAGATCGCTAGTTCAACATCAGGGACTGGTAGCCCAGCATAACAAAAGGTGGTGATAGCTAAATGGCCTTTACATCTGATTTAGAAGCCGTAAAGGCTCGGCTTCACATTTTGCATGACGATGACAATGAAAATTTAAAGCAACTGCTTGCTGAAGGAGAGGCATACATCCGGTCGACTTGCGGGGACTTTGATATGACTAAAGATGTCAATGGGCGGAAGTTGGTCTTTGAGTACGTTCGCTTTGCCTATCACGGTAAAACAGAGCATTTTTACACCTGCTTCTTCTCCGAACTTAGTTCATTCAGTTTTGAGCTCTTGCCTGAAGTAGGTGACTTGGATGGCTAAGAAAGAGTTCATAAACCAAGTTTACAATGCAGGTATCGCCAGATTCCTAGCTAAGGCAGAGCCTAAACGTGACAAGTACGGAACGCCTTTAAGGGGACAGACAATCTACGTCGAGGCGATGAAGGCTTGGTATCGTAAGTTAGGAATCACAGCCCAAGACGTTTACTATTCTCATGCAGACGACACGCAGTTAAACCGAAAGATAGCTATCTTCGGTGATGTTGATATTGATACTAAGTGGCGAGTAGAATTAGGCGATAAGCACTATGAGGTTTATCGCTGTTTCTACTCCTATAAGCATAATGAGACCGAGATAAGCTTAAGAGAGGTGGCTAGCGAGTGACGACTAAAGATAAAATTTATGATGCGCTCAATGGTCTAGGGCCTTTCTTGTCATACGGAGATTCGGATAATCCAGTCATTCCGCGTATTCATTACTTCTTGTTAGCTAACATCAGCGTTAGACTATCAAACAAACGACACACGCAAATGCCAATTTATCAGGTCGATTACTTCTCGGATATTCCTCTCAATGTGGAAGATGCAGAGATCTTATCCGTTATTACGGAATCTTTAGAGAAGATCAATTTGACTACTTCAGATTGGCGCGAGGTGATCAGTTACAACGAAGACGAAGATCGGACCGATTGGCATTATTTTGTGGAGGTGAGGTAGTGTTAGTTGATTTGAAAGTGTTTGGCTTCGATGAGGCGGCAAGCATGTTCGATAACTATGCCTCCAAGTCTTCAAATGCCAAACCTGAGTTCATTCGTATTGCTGAGGACATGCACAAGGATGCACGCTCTAACTTCCAATCCGGTCTAAGGCAACATACCGGCCAAGGGGCTTCTGGGATTCAGATCGAAAAGAGCGCTGAAGAAGCGACCATTGGTTGGTCAGGCAGACCGGGGCTTCATGGTTACTTTCATGAGCTCGGCTTCCACGCCTTGGATAACCGCTTTGGACGGCAAAGGGTGGCTCGTAATCGTACTGGTAAACGCAAGCGTCGTTACCGCAAACGTCAAGCGACCTATGTCCCACCTACACCTCATATGAGACCGGCGTTCTATGCCCATCAGGGGAGCATGCAAGGTAGAATTCAAAAAGCAATTACTTAAACAAAGGAGACGATAATTAATGGCAACATATTCTAAACGAGCACTATTAACAGGTGCAGGATCTATTTATTTATCTTTCATGACGAAAGAAGAGACACCAGCAACTGCGCCTACTTACGACACAGGCGAGAAAATTTATGAGACACCATCCCTAGACCAAGTCAACGTTGAGCTTGAGTTGGCAGAGAAGAAAGTTCACTTATCCAACGTTCTTCACTCAGACCTATCTGCTGTTCAATCAGCAACCATTCAAGTGGATGCAGGGTACTTGCCTAAAGGCTTTGCTGAAGAGGCACAAGGGATGGTTAACTTAGGTGGTGGATGGTCAATGCCTACTCAGCCACGCAAGAAGCCTTTCCGGATGGCTATTCCGTTCACCGATGAGAATGGGGATGAGCTAATTGTTAATTTCCCTAAATGTACGCTATCACCAGTTAACATTAGCGGGGAAACTAAGCGTGAAGACGTCAACGAGCAATTGAGACAATACAATATCACTGGCCAACCATTAGTTTACCGCGTGGCCGATGGTAAGAACTTCGTCTTCCACCAAGTCGATATGGCTGATGAGGATAACAAAGCGAAGTATGACCGTGATAAGTTGTTGGAGCAAGGTTGGTACGATGAAGATACATTGCAAGCTTGTGAGAAGACAGCGTCAGCTGGTTCGTTAGGTTAATGGTTAGAGGAGGAATCTAAGTGGCTGAAACAGTTTTTTCAAATAATTTAATTACTTTCACTTCTGATATTACTGGTGAAGAAAAAGAATATAAGATCAACAACGCAATCTGGATCTTGCTTGAATCTAAATACAAAGTGAGCCAAGCAGAGTTCGGCAAGCTTTCTGCAGAAAGCGAAAACCTTTGGGCGGCTCGATTCGTGTGGGCTGTCTTGAAAGCTAATGGCATTGAGGTTAAAGAGAAAGATGTCATCGACAACACAGACGCCGTTGATTGTATTGCGTTTGTTATGGCGCACAATGAAGCTATGAACAAAAAAGGGGCGGAAGTATTTAGCGCCTTTGGTGAATCGGAAGAAGACGAAGAGGGAAAGTCTTAAACCCTGACTGGGATTATTATTACTTCTTCTGTAGACATCATCTTCACATGACGATGGACGAGTTCTTGTATGACCATGACGAGCGAATGATTATTGATTTGATTAATCGATATTTCGCTTGGCATAAGGCTAGTCTTCCTGATGATGAAGGTGAAGTTAAAAACGAAGGGGAAGTAAGTGCGAGGGGATTCTTTAATGTTTAAAGAGTTCCCTCTTTTTTTAATATGTAACGAAAGGAGGCGGTTAAATGGCTTTAGTTGAAGCGGGGATACACCTGACACTTAAAGGGGAAGCTGATTATCGAGCTGGTCTTAAAGGGGTAGCAGATGCGACTCGTTTAATGCAGACTCAGAATAAGTTGGCTATGGCTCAATTGGGGAACAACCCTGGGATCGTTGATAAATACAAAACGTCAATGGGGAATCTATCCAAAGAGCTACAGAACTCTACTAAGAAGACGGAGACCCTGCAGAAGCGTCAAAAAGAATTACCTAAGGTTCAAACAGAGCTCGAAAAGGCGATCCGACAAACGAATGATGCCTACAAGGACTCGCAAAAAGAGACTGATAGATTAAGGCACAACTACGTTCAAATGAGAAGTGCGTTGGGATCCAATCACGAAGAAACGATCAAAGCAAGAGATGCCTGGCAATCTTCCAAGGCTGAAACACAAGCATTAGGGAAAGAGCTAAAAACATTAACCAAGACGTACGAAGAGAACCGTGATGAGCTAACGAGAATGCCACAGGCATTGGCGAGCGCGGAACTTGCGACTCAAAAATTAAAGAATCAAGCTCAGGCCCTTCACAAGGAGTATCGGGACCAAGGCGGACGCTTAGCCGATACCGCCAAGAAATGGACCGACTGGGGCGACAAAGTCCAAGGAGTCGGTCAGAAGATCAGTAACTTTGGGGCTCATGCCAATAAACTCTCTGCACCTCTTATTGCTGGATTCACTGCAGCAACGACGCTAGCGGGCAAGTTCCACTCTGAGATAGGCAGTCTTCTCCCACTCCTTGCAGAAGGCGGGGAGATCACTCAAGAACACCGTCAGCAAGTTGATCAATTGTCGAAGGCTTCAAGGTCTTGGGCAAAAGACTACGGCGAGCACACGAGCGTTATCAACGCGGGTATGGCGGAGTTGATCCGTAACGGTTACGACGCCAACCAAGTTATGGGTATGATGCCTAACGTTCTTGATGCGTCGATTGCCTCAGGAGAAGATTTCAACGCTGTTATGGGAACGACTTCGGCCGTTCTTAGCCAATTTCAGTTGAAGGGTAATAGCTTGAACGAGACGTTGACGAACACTCAACGAGTGGCCGATGCCTTAACCTATGTGGCAAACGCAACGTCCTCCGGATTTACTGACCTTGGGGAAGGTATGGCTTATGTTGGACCTATCGCTAACACTTTGAACATGTCGGTTGAAGAGACTGCCTCGATTCTGGGGATACTATCAAACTCTGGTATCGAAGCCAGTAAGGGTGGTACCGCTCTGAGAGGGGCCCTTACTCGCCTGCTAAAACCATCCAAGCAGAATGCTCAAGCGATGGAACAGCTTGGTTTCAGTGCGGAAGAGTATAAGAATGGATTGATAGACTTCCCAACAATACTAGACCGAATTGCCGAGAGCACCAAAGGAATGACCGATGAACAAAAGGCCGCCTTAATTGCTCAAGCTTTCGGTACTGAAGCGCAATCAGCAATGAACGCTCTCGTTAACGAGGGTGGAGATGCTGTCCGTAAATACACCAGAGAAGCAGAAAATGCTACGGGTGCCACTAAACGTATGGCAGACCAGATGAAGGAAATGCCAGAATTTAAGTTCAAACAAATGATGGCTGAACTTCGTGACCTGGGAATTGAGGTTGGGACCCATGTTCTTCCGCATGTAATGAACATGGTCGAGGGCATCGGCGACTTGGCTCAGTCGTTCGGCAAGCTTAGCCCAGGCATGCAAGACTTTATTATTAAAGCAGGGTTATTCGGTGCCGCACTTGGTCCGGTAGCTTCCACCCTTGGGAGCATTGTCCAAGTCGCTGGCTCTGCTGGTAAGGCTGTTGGGGGTATGATCAAGTGGTTTGGTAAGATAACGACGCCTAAAGGGGTTATCGATACTGCGGAGAACTTGGGTGAAGTTACCGGAGCGGCTGAAGCCGCAGGAGCATCTGCTACATTATTCAGCTCTTCCTGGGTAGGAGCGGCGGCTGTTACATTAGCAGCTGTTGCAGGTATAGGATATGCCATTTACAGGGAAGCTACGAAATATGACCGTGCTCACCAAGAGGCAATAGCAAAAACAAAAGGCGCTTATGAAGAGTACTTCGACTATGTAACGCGGGGTGCCAAGAAAGTTTCCGAAGCCAATAAAGGTATTTCTGAAGCTTTTGTTGACGGTGGCGAAACATACAAAGAAGCAGTAGAGCGAATCAAAAGAGAAACATATGATGCGACTAGAGACCTGCAGAACAAGTGGAACGGCATCTTCGACAAGACAGATTTGGGTCAAGCAGTTAACTGGCAATTGAAAGCAATGGGTGTTCCTATTCAGAACATGCAAGACACCCTGAAGAATTTCGGGATCACAACCAAGGAAGAACTCCAAGGAATACAAGATAATTTCACTGGATTTGGATTAGCCATTGATAAAAGTTTGACCGATATTGGAACTGCTTATCAAAATCAGACTAAAGTAACGACAGATTGGGCAATTGGTCAAAAGAAAATGGTCAAAAGCGTAACGGATGCTGTAGTTGCTGGGTTGGAAGAAGAACGCCAAGCTAAATTACAAGCCATGGAGGACAACAAAGAGTTCTATACAGACTATGGTGCTGAGATAAGTGCGGTTAATAAAATGTATGATGATAAGATTCATGCAATACGAACCAACGAAGCTACAATCAGTGGGATATTAGCGGATGCAGCGAAGAACAACAAGGCTATCAACAAAGAACAGTTTGCGAGCATCGTTAAATCTTATATGGATTTATCGAAAGCGGCAGGAGAATCACTGTCAGATATCACAGACGCTAGCACTTATTTAGGGCAAGTGATGCAACAACTGACGACTGAAGGCAGTTTAGCAATATTAGAGATGGATGGTACGATCAGTCCAGCTCTGGCTAATAGTATAAGACAATTCGGCCTTACTGAAGACAATGCTAGACAGCTTTTGCAGGCCTTGAAAGAAGTAGGTCTGATTGAGTTTGAACCTAAAGACCTAGAGGTTAATGTTATCGGCGAAGAAGATTTGCAACGTATTATTGAATTGTTTGGCGGGGACTTTGCTTCTTTAACTGATGAACAGAAAACTGCGCTTGTTGAAGCGGAGGGAGCCAAAGAATTAAGTGACTTGTTATTTGATTATGGCATTTGGAAAGCGGAACCACCAGTAGAAGCTAAGCAAGCGGTGGTTGAAACGGACCAAGCATTAGCTAATTTCAAGCCGTTATTACAAACAACGGATATATGGAACAACACTGAGTTCTTAAGCAAGTACGCAGACACTGATACAAATGCTCCAGAATCTCAAGAGAAAATAGCCTCTTTAATTTCCGAATACAGTGGCCTTCCGGTTGATCAAGTCAAGCAATTAATGACCATGACAAATGCTGGCGCCACTAAAGAAGAGTTATTAGCTGTTGTCAATGAATATCGAGCTTTAATGGGGTTACCGCCAATCGAGTTGGAAGCAGACCTGGATGACGAAGGTGTCAAGGAAGGTATCGAACAAATCGGTGGCGCCGTCAATGAGCTTGACGGTCGTGGCGTTCATATTACAGTCAACGAGGATGGGACAGCCAGCGTTAAGGGTGGTTTAGATTCTGTTAGCGAAGCGGTATTGCAAGCTGACGGCGGGACAGTAACCGTGACCGTGTCCGCTCCTGGAGCCGAGACAGCAACTTATCAGTTGGAGGAATTTGAACTCGTTCAACTAGGGCTAGTCGACAAAGATGTTGCGGTTAATGCTAGTGGTCCAGGTGTTCCTGAGACAACCGAAAACGTCCGAGCGTTAAGAGATGTAACTGAGGGACTCACTGACAAATCCGCTACCGTCACAACCTCAGCCCCAACCGCTCAAACGGATGCTCAGAACGTAGGCGCGTATGCTGATGCGGCTAATGAAGTTCCGGGGGATAAATCATCTACTGTAACAACTAACATTCTGTCAACTATTGCTAATACTTTAGCTCTTAAACTTTGGAACGCAGAAGCGTCCAAGGTAGAGTCTAAAGATGGAACGATAACGACTACTGCCTCAGGTCTTCCTGGAAACACAACGTTAGTTAAGAACTGGAATTCTGCTGTTAATTCCTCTAAAGACAAGTCGAGCACTTTAACGACAAGAACTCCAGGTTTGCCAGGCAATACAACTAAGGCTAAGAATTGGAACTCAGCTGTTGAAGCGGGGAGAAGTAAGACCACTACTTTGACCACACTGACACCAGGCCTACCTGGCAATACAGGGAAGGCACAAGCATGGAATTCAGCAGTTGCTGCATCTTACAGTAAAACCTCAGTATTGACGACCATTTACCGTAAGGTCTACCAGTCAGTTGGTAAACACGCTGAGGGTGGTCACATAGACGCCTATAAAGATGGTGGCAATATTCAATGGGGTGGTATGTTTGCTAGCGGTGGTAATGTTCCAAGAGGTTATATGGGGATCGTAGGCGAGGCTGGACCTGAGCTCTTCCACGTTACTAGATCAGGTGTATCGATCACGCCTCTGGCAAGTGGTGAGAAAATGCGAGGGATCGAAGGCGCGATTGCTGAATATATGAAGAACAAGAATACACCAGGTGGTGGCCAAGGGGTTAACATTAATGTTGAGATCAATGGTCCAGTTGTTAAGGACGAGCAAGATATCAAAGGCTTAGCTCGAGCCGTGGGCGAAGAGATCAGCAAACAGATGCGCAGAGAACAAATCACAAGGAAAGGAGACGCGATGGGATTTGCTTAAATATAACGAGTTTATAATTAACGGGAAGTCGACAGCGTCACTTCCTTTTTTTGTTGCGGTAGAAATTAATTCTTCTCCGCAAAAATCTAAGAAAAAGGATAAGTTCTATGAGCCTACTCACTTAACTGGGGTAGCAGTACAGTCTGTTGAGGCATACGAACCAATCACTAAAGAGTATATTTTCTACTTGTTGGATGTGGATGCGAGCCAGATAAGACAGTTTAAAACTTTCGTGACCGATTCAGGCTGGTTCACTTCATACGACGATCCTGACTTGCGCTATCACTTTGTGGAATCCGTTTTGGGCTTTGACGAACTGGATATGACCAATGGTTATAAGGTGAAAGTTAAGTTTATCTGTCAGCCTTTTGGAATGGAAAAAGAGGTCACGGAACCTTTGGGATCCAGTTTAAATAATCATACGAACGCGCCGATGTATCCTAAGTTGAAGATTACTGGCCAGATTGGTCAGCAAACATCTTTGAAGATTGGCCAGCAAACGATGTACTTTAAAGAGATCCAAGATGTCATCTACATCGAATGCAAGCCTGGCTACCAGGACGCCTGGTCAACTGGTGGAAGGAAAGTAAACCGAGAGATCCGAGGGCCGTTCTTCGAGGTCCAACCAGGAGATAACGCAGTTGTAAAAGGACCTGGCATTAAGCAGGTTGAAATAACCAAAAGATGGGGGTGGCGCTAGATGATGTATCTGTATCCTAAAGATCAAACGGACTTTACTTGGAATGGGCAAGTTTTAGTCCATGCCTACGACGCTGTTGTCGAGCGTGAAAAGTCGTTTGAGCTGTCATTTCGCCACCTTTTAGACAGCCAGGAGTTCTACAAGTCCTTAAAAGAAGGGATGCTGGTCAAGGCTCATACGCCGGACGGCGAACAGCCCTTTAGAATCTGGGAAATCACTAAGCATGATACTTATATCGAGGTTGATGCGCTTCATGTCATGTACGACTTAGACACCAAGATGACGAACCCTATCCATATTAACGATGGCCAGGTGAGTGATGCGCTGAGACAACTTGAGACTGGAATGGCATCTGAAAGGGGACCATTCACCTTCTCGTCTAGCATTACTAAGAAGCGGACTTATAACACAGAAGACCCTGATAAAGAAAAGGATAAGTATAATGCCCTAGATGAACTCCTTAAAGGGGCTCATAGTATCGTCGGAACATGGGAAGCGGAACTACTTCTTAACGGATGGGATATCCGACTGGTCGATTCAGTAGGCCGGGTAACTGATGCCCTGCTATACGAGAAGAAGAACATTAGTAAGTATGAAGATGAGACATCTAATGCCTCGCTTTGTACAAGGATTTATGCTGAGTCTACCTTCCGCCCTGAACGGAAAGAGGGAGAAGAGAAAGAGCCTGAAGAAGTCCACTTGTCTGTGATTGTGGAAAGTCCGTTGATCAATGAGTACGAGCAGGTCTATGAACGTCATTACGTCAACAACAACTTGAAGACCGAGAAAGAGCTGTCTGACTGGGCTTCAAGAAAATTCAAGTATGAAAAGATAGACTTGCCAAGGCGGTCTATAAAGATCGACACCAACATTATTGACGGAACAGAGATTAACTATGGTGATACCCTTGTTCTAAAGTACTTCTTGCATGATGTTGAAGAGGTCATTCGATGCGTTGGGTATAAGTATGATCCAATTGGGAAAGAGTACATTCAACTAATGTTAGGGAGTACCCCTCAAACGGTCGGCGGTCAAATAAAGTCTAGCATTGCTGATTTGACGAATGAACAGATTGGGAATCTGGTGGCCAAAGAAGCGGAGCGAGTGACTAATATTATCATGTCCTCTAATGGCTCTAACCGAATTGCCTATGGTCCTGATCCTGTACCTAATCCAACGGATAATGACTTATGGTATTACTTCGAGTTTGACACTCCTAATGATGTAATGGTCAAATATTGGGATGATGAATTAAAGCAGTGGCGAATCTTGGTAGATGACTTTACCGGTCGGCGCGTTAAAGAGCAGATCGGGAAGATCGACAAAAAAGTAGAATCACAAACTCAAGCAATCACAGATTCAGAGAAGAAAGCTGATCAAGCAGTATCTGAAGCGACTGGTGCTAAAACCTTAGCTGAACGAGCGCAACAGATCACTGCAGAGATCCAAGCTTTGACTAGCGAGCAAGATGAAGCAATCAAGCGACTTACTGAACGAGAAACCATTCGTGATGAGTTGGAAGCTGAATTTATCAGCAATGAAGCACAAATTCGCTACAACGAGAATCGATGGGACGGAGAACCTGACGGCTATCTCCCTGCAGGGCAAGGCTGTATTCCTGTTAAGCACAACGGAGATGGATTTATTATCGGCAAGGAATACACCGTTTCTATCGTCTTGTACCCGAGAGAAGAATCAGAAGTCAAGCCAGCTAGTCTATATATCGGCGCATTTGTTGAAACAAGAGTAGAACAGGAGGTTAGATAGGTGGCAGTGTTTAACAGCGAGATCAAACCCCAAGCAGGTACAGAACAGGCTTGGGCGATAGCGAATAACAAAGGGGTTATCTTTACTAAGTTGCAAGCTAATGGCGTTAACTTGACTGATTTAAAGATGAATCAGCAAGGCAAGCAAGTAACGGTATCAGGGCAGTTCAACAACCAGACCATGAGAGACAACTTTACGCTCAACAACTTGAAGCTTTACGCAAAAGTGGACGGACGAAGCGAATTCTTGTTTGCTGAATTCAAGTCTACTCAAGGCGATGTCGTCCCTGCTAAAGCGAAGCAACCTTTCTTAGCGAAGTATTCAGTGACGGTTGTTGTGGCTGAACAGGCTAATGTGGGTATTACTTATACGGATCCAAAGACAGGCAGAATGTCCTATGCGCAAACGATAGGGAATGGGACAGCCAAAGAGTACGTTGTTAATCATGGGCTAGGCACTCGTGATGTTATTGTGCAAATGTATCAGACAGCTTCGCCTTACGAAGAATACTTGATAGGCAGATTCAGACAAGATGCAAATAGCGTTAAGTTGGTTGCTGATCGAGCGCTGAAATCGAACGAGTTTAGAGTGGTGGTGATGAAGTGAAGTCGATAGGAAAGTTTGAAGCGAGTGATGATCTAGCAACCAAATCTAAATTGAATGAGGTAATAGAGCTTAAAGGTGAGGTTGACGCTAACGACATAAAACGAACTGGTTATTTCATAGTATACAGTGGTCCGACAGGCGATAAAGCAAATTGGCCTACCACATTCACCGATTACTTTGTCGAATCGGTTTTCAGCGACAGTTTTAAAGGCGGTGCAGGGTACCAAGTAGCGACTGACCTAAAGGCTTTGACCACTCACAAACGTGTGTATTCTGTCGACAGGCACAAAGGGTGGACGCCTTGGAAAGTTATAGGGGGAAGTTAAATGAAATCATTAAGTCAAATCAACTCAGAAGACAGTTTGATATCATTAAAATATTTACAGGATAATATACTGCAAATTGTCGGGGGGTATATATGAGGCAAATTTGATAGAAAATTTGGGGAAAGATGGACAACTTGACCTTGTTAAAGGTTCTTATGGTGGCGATGGAAACACAATGGAAATTGAGCATAAATCAGGGTTTTACTGGGCTAAACCAAAAGGCGAATCAAAACAAGGTGTATTGAGGATAGCTAAAGTGAATCTTGAAAAGAACACCGATTATGAATTTGGGTTTATCCAAGATACTCTGTATGGCAGAACAAATCGTATAACTCAATATGGGACAACAAGTTTTGCTTCATATTATGCTAATGATGAGCAAGTTGTTAAGTACACTTTTAATTCTGGAAACAACGACTGCACTATCCCCCATATTTATTTTGAAGGCTCACCTCTTTTGAGAGGATTCTATTTAATCAAATTATAGGAGGAAAAATGAAGAGTTTAACACCAATTAAAGCTGATGATGACCTAGTAACTGTAAAATATTTACGTGACAACATATCACAAAAAGTCGGGGGGGTATTGATGCCGTAAAAATGGACATAAATTCGCAAGTGAATTTATTTTCAAAAGAAACTGATGATGCGAACACTTTGCCCAATGGCTTTTCACTTGTCAGTTACAGAGTTCAAAATTTGCCAGCCGAAGCTTGGTTCTGGCTAGAAACGAGAAAACTGGATAAGAACGCTTTGCAGAAAGCTTACGGTAAAGACAACCCTTCTCTAAGGTACATACGTGTTCTATCTAACGGCGAGTGGAAAGAATGGGAGAAAATCTAACAAGGAGGTGATACCATCTTGACAGTACAAATAAAGCAAAACAACCAACCTGTCGAGACAACGGCTAAAGTCCAGTCTGACGGGTCTATTCTCGTACAATCAACTTTTATAGCAGAAAGTAAGCAGCCTAAAATTTGCATCAGCCCTAATGAATTAGGCAAAGGCTTTACCTTCACGCAAGCCAACCTCAACCGAGGAACAGAAGCATTAGACTATGTTAGGCCGCAAAGTGATGAGACGGTCATTAAGAAGTTGTTTGACAATCTCAATCAGATCAAACTGGACTTTAAGAATGCTGATGATGGCTTAGTTAGTCAGATCAAAGCAACTGCTAATAGTTTGACTAAAGACTATACGGCTAAGATCCAATCTGGCGATGGCAAGACTTTAAACGAAGCAAGATCTTACACCACGCAAACAGCCAATGAACTAAGAACTAGCTTAACTAAGCTAATTAATGATGGTGACAATCAAACTACTCAATTAATTAACAACGTTAAGCGAACCGCAGAAGGCAATCAATCAACGATAGCTAGTGTATCTAAAGACTTAGATAGTACCAAACAAGCTTTTCAGTCCGTCAAAGAAACGTCCAATCTCTATGAGCGAGTCATAGGCAGTTCAGAAAATGAGGTTCACAATAACATCTCAAGAATCGTGATGACCGACAAAGTCTTTAAGAACGAGATACTAGGCGAGTTAGTAGGCACTAGACCACTTAGAGAAACTGGCGATTTGTGGGCGGAAAACAACTTTAAAATGCTCATTGAATCAGGGGAGGATACCTTAAAAGTTGAGAACATGACTTCTAGCTTTGGGTTAACAGAGAAGAAAGTCAGCGGTACTAAATGGGGTCCGAACTATCAAATAATTATCAAGCCGCCTAACTCTAATAGAGCGCTAGCCAATGGCTTATCATTTGGCAGACACAGGCTAAAGCTAAGAATCTTGCCTATGGAAGATATTGAGATCACTTTTGGTGATCAGAAGCGCAAGTTAACCAGACTTCAGCTATTTGAAGACACGATTGAATATGTTGGCGACTTAACGGACGTTCATTTTAAGGTTCGCCCTTTAAACAATGCTTCTCAATCATACGATAAAATGCTGATGATCTTTGGCGTCAACCCTAATTCCAAGCAAATGTTTGACTACCGTCACACGCCAGTTGAAGAGATACGAAAGAACAGTCAAATTAAGCAACTAGAAGACTATATTGGTCTGTCAGTCTTTGGCGACAACAATGCACTATCCAAAATATCAATTAACCCTAATGCTGTTGATATTAAATCATCATTGATCCACTTAAATGGCGACACAACCATGAACCAAGCTTTCATTAAGAAGTTGTTCGTTGACAGCATGCAAGCCAACGAGGTCACAGCTTTCATGGGTAAATTTAACCGCATTGTGGCTAATAATATTGATGTTAACAATTTAGCAGGTAATAAAACCAACTTTATTCAGTCCTATTGGAATGCGATTAACTCAAGAATTGGCATTAATGGTCAAGAGTTAAGAGCAAGCCATACTGACGGCTCTTACACAATTATCAATGCGCACGGTCTCTTTACACAGATTGGTGGCACTAATTACAGCACACACTACTTGACCCACGTTGCTAATATTGCCAACGTCTGCCATACACAGCACAGGGATTCAGCAAATGGCGTTCCTGGTCTAACCTTGGGCTACAAGCCTTATTACTTGCCAGCTCCATTCAGGGGCAAAGATTACAAAGTATCAGTTGCACCAGTTGACCCTCACGGAATTGCTACAAGAGGGGAGTACTCAACTTCTTACATGGTGCGATTCGTGGCTAGGGTGGCGCAGATAACTCAATACATGCGCAATCAAGGGATTGTCCCTGTTTTCGGTTATGCGACCTATCGAGATACTAGAAACGGGCGAGTGTTTGCAACACCGATCGAAGTTCAAATTACAGCTACTTATTAAAGGGGGACTATATGGCTCACGAAACTTTAGCAGTTGTTTTCATGGAAACAGGGGCGAAAGATAAAAAAGGTACTTTTAACGTGAAGATGAAAGACGCCAATGGCAGAGAGTTGCCGCTCAATACTTACACAATCCCAGAACGGAATGATGTTGGAGATTTAACTTCTACTTACTTCAGTTTAAAGTATGCAAGTGATGTTGAGACAGTAGAATATAGCGGTTTAACGCCTGATGGCGACCTAGATATCTTGATTTACTACACTTACAAAATGGGCGGAAAAGAGCTCAAATATCAATATTCAATCTATCCTCAAAGAGACGTCAATCAAATGACTGGCGGTTATAGTTTTAATGAGACAATTAATTTATATGAGATGTCTCAAATTTCAGACATGCTAAGCCAGCGACCTTATGGCAAGCAGGTCAGGAGACCAGTGCCAATGCCTATGGTCTATTCTTATCTTGGGCACTTGACAGCGGAAGAGGACGCTTATGAAAACAGAGTTAAGCTGATTGACCTCGTGCCAATAGCAGGTTCAGGCTTTGGGGTTACGTACAACAGACAAGGAGAACATGAAGAGATTTACACTGAAGCTATTCTTGCCTTGCTGTGTGAAGCCGTCACCGATCTTCATGAAAGACTAATGAAAGCAGGAATGTAGATGGATTATTTAATTAAGACAATTCAAGAACTAGCAATGGATCTAGCTGTCACTAAGACACAGAAAAATCAACTAGCCGAGCAAGTAGAAGAACTGCAAGCAGAACTAGCTGAACTACAAGGAGAGGGGGAAGAAGATGTACCAACTGACGAATCAACCGATTTACAGTGATCACAAAGACACAACACAAGTCACAATTAAACAAGACAGTCCTTATCGCTACATTGAAGAAGAGCTTACTGGTAACGTCACAGCACTATCTGATGAAGAGATCGTTAAGCTAGTCCTAGACAAGTTAGTGGCAGAAGTTGCTCCTAGTCACGCAATCAACAAGCTTGACGAACGAACAACACTATTAGATGAGAAAGTGGCAGAAGTCGATTCTTTCATGACGACCGCCAAGGAGACAATGGGGGCAATTGAGAAACAATCAGCAGTCACTCAAGGGGCTTTGCTTGAAATGATTGAGATAGTCGGTTCATTACAAATTGAGCTTCAGGCTGCACTTGCTGAAAAATCTGAAGAGCCTCAAGAAAATGAGGTGAAAGATGAGAACGTACCTGAAGAATCCGCTGACGAGACTAAAGTTGAAATGGAAGGAGGTGAAATTAATGATGGCAATGTTGATCGCAATTAATATTGTGGCAGGTCGCTACACTTACGAGCGTACGCCTAAGTTCTTGAAGGAACAAGTGGCTGAACAGCTTAAGACAATGGGCGCAGAAGAGTTAATTAAGTAGACATATAAATCAGGCATAGAAGGGAGACTGTCAAAGGTCTCCTTTTCTTTTTGAAATGAAGGTGAAAAATGATTGAAATAACTAATGAAGTATTAGCATTGCATTTTAAGTCGCTAGCTAATAGCGGTTATATGCACTGCCTTTTTTGGCTAATCTTGCTTGATATAGTATCAGGCTATGCTAAAGGAATTAAGAATCGCAAATTTGATAGTAAAGTCGGTACTAACGGCTTAATTAGGCACTTTCTTGTCTTCTCAGTGATGGTATTAATTGGGACGTATGCAAGAGCGCTCGGCTACCCTAATGTCTCTATTGGGGCGTGTGTCTTCTTCATCACTAACTATTCTGTATCGTTCATTGAGAATTGGGAAGCGTTGGGGCTGCCGTTTCCTGACAAGCTGAAGCCGTTCTTCAACCAAATGCGGAAGGAATCAGAGGACAAGCTTGCTAGTAATTTAATGGTCGACAAGTTAGAAGTGAAGGAAATTGAAGAGAAGGGTGATTAAATGGAAGCAATTATAGATAATATTATTTTGCAATCTGCCATTATGGCGGGAATTATTGGGGTATTAATAGAAGCAATAAAAAAGGCAGTAGATATAGATAGCCGATATCTACCCTTAGTGTCAGGGGGTATTGGTCTGATTGCTGGGTTAGTACTTGCTTATATCTACGGCTTGCCTATCCCGGACAACGCCTTAGCAGGCATGCTGGCGGGATTCAGTGCGAGCGGGTTTTATGATGCTACAAAGATCGGAGCTAAATAATGCTAACTTATAACGGCTCGACTTTAGATGACACGACGTTATCCATGCTGGTAAAAGAGGCGGAGAGACTTAGTGTTCCTCCGTCTTATTTGATTGTTAAGCTGCACTTTGAAGGGTTATGGGGCAGTTCCGAAGTCGCTAAATTGAATAATAATTTATCAGGCATGTCAATGCCAAATGATGCTCCTGATATCTTCACTAGACCCTCAGGGGTAGTCGTTAAGCGTGGGTCAAATCGCCCAACTAACGAGGGCGGTCAATACATGAAGTATGCAAATCTGCAAGACTTTTTTACTGATTGGCTGTATTTAATTAGAAGAGGTGGCTCTTATAAGATTGCTGACTCTGCCACGTTTGCTGAGGCAGTTAAGGGAATGTTCCGATATGGTGGGGCAAAGTATGATTATGCGACTATGAACTTACCTGATAGTCAAAGTAAACAAAGATACGAAGCCTATTTAAAAGGAATGCTATCCCGCAGAACAGCAATCAATCACGCTAACAATGGGGCGCTAGACAAGTTAGACAATAAAGAAGGAGTGGGTTCAATGACAACAGCACAAGACGTCATACGTATCGCAAGAAAGTATAATGGGGTTCGCAAGTACTCTAATCAGTATAAAGGGCTGATGTCTCGATATAATAATTATCCCAAGAAAAGGTTCGCAAATCGTCCGGTGCCTAACCACAGTGCTGGTTATGACTGGTGCGCCATGTTCGTATCAGCAGTCATGATTGAGGCGGGTATTGGTAATAAAGTGCCTTTAGAAATTTCTGTCGGTTATATGAAAGAGGGAGCTCAGCGACTTGGTCAATGGGTAGGGCGCAATAATCCCAAAACGGGAGACATTATTATCTTTGATGATGAGAAAGGCAACGATTGGCCAGATCATGTTGGGTTGGTAACAGCTGTTAGTGGCAACACCGTCTATACCATTGAAGGTAACATTGGCGGTTATGACGCACAATCTCGAGTGGCTGAAAGAAGCTTCGGCAAGAGTGACTACTACATTCAAGGTTACATCCGACCGCCTTACGGCCAAGCTAAGGTAGCCGACTTATCTAAAGTGCCTACCGATACACTGGCCCAACGGGTGATGGCTGGTGACTTTGGAACGGGTGAGCAACGTAAGGCAAGCCTTGGCGCTCGATACGAAGAAGTGCAGAAGCGGGTCAACGAATTGCTGACTCAAGGCAAGAAACCTCAAGAAGAGGCCGTTCAAGGAATTATTGATGGTAAGTATGGCAACGGACAGGAACGAGTGAATAAGCTCAAGTCTGAAGGGTATACTGAGGTAGAGATTGCTGAGATTCAAGAAGCGGTCAACAAGAAGTTGGCGGAAGATAAGCAAGAGACGCTTGTCCCAGCAGTTAGCCAGAAGGAAGAAGAAAAGCAGCAACTGGCTGATAATGAGTTCTTAGACAAAGATGGCGTCGTGTGGGTCTGGGAGAAGAAATAAATGACGTAATTGGTTGACATAGTTTGCTCTGCACCATTATAATTAGCTCAAGAAGGGAGGAATTATAATGTATGATGTTGAAGAAGTTATTAGTTGGTTCTTGTCAAAAGAGTCAATGACACCTAAAAAGTTACAAAAGATGCTTTATTATGCTTATTCATGGTTCCTCACTCTATCTAATGAAAATAAATATAATTTAACGAATAAATTATTTGATGAAACATTTGAAGCTTGGGTGCACGGACCTGTTATTCCCAAGGTTTATCAAGAATATAGACATTACGGCTATAATCCTATTAATAAAGCTGAAGAGAAGAAGACTACGTTTCCGGATGAGGTTGAGGATATACTTAGTCAAGTTTACGAGGTTTACGGTCCATTTAATGGTAATGAGCTCGAAAGCATCTCACACCAAGAGACTCCATGGATTGAAGCCAGAGGAGATAAAGCCCCAGCTGAAATTTGCTCCAATGAGTTATCTGACGCAACAATCTTTGAGTGTTATGGATCAAGACTTTAGTATGGTTAAAGTTTCAAACATCGTTCATCCTGATAGCAATGTACATAATCCTAAAAAACCTAAGATGGATAAGCTTTTGATTGATTTAAAAGCTTATCCTAATTGGTTTAAGTCGTACCACAGGATGCCTTTTACCAATAGATACGAGAATGATAAACATATATCTAGGGTGTTATCCAATATTATGTTTAAATTATTTCCTTTTTTACAAGACAACATTATATCTATCATGGGAAATGGAGAAAAGCATTGCCATCAAATAACAGATGAGGCGTTTAATATTGCATTCGCGGCCATTGAGTCTATTCATGGCACGTCTCTTAGTTTAGACATAGAGCTATGGCAGTTAGGTGCTACAGGTGGTGTTAGGATTATTGGCCTAATTAAATCGGATGCTAACCACTATACTCTTTATCCTTTGTTAATTGATTGTAACCATCTTTTATATCCATCAGATAAATACAATAAGAAAGACTACAAAAAGTTCAAAAAGGAGATTAAGCCATAATTTTAGCTCAGCTTAGGCTGGGCTTTTTCTTTTGCACAAAACAAACCCGGCCTACTGGCCGGGTTCAACGTATTCTTTATAAAAATCAACTAACTTACTAGCGTTTTTCAATGACATGTTTTCAATTTTAGATCCACCATTCTTGTATCTGTCTAAAACTTGTGTGGCAATGCCTGTCTCTTTAGCAATTCGATAGGTAGTTATGTCTGAATCAAAAATGAGTTTTTCGATCATTTTAATGTATTCTTTCATTTCTTTTGCCCCTTTCTATTGAATGTAAAGCAGACAACAGCAAAACAGAACATAACAAATAAAAACTCTTTCATTTTATTCTCCTCCTTATGTTATAATAAGGATAAGGAAGGGGAGGGCAATTCCCCTGTTATCCTTACAGACGATTACTTAGATTCCTGGGCGGGCTCTTCGTGGTCGTCTTTCTTTTTGGCTTCAGCGACAACTTCAATGACTTTAGCGACACCTGCTATTAAAGCTCCAAATCCACCGGCGAGTGTGCCAATAGCTTTGAGCCATTCGATTTCATTCACTTTTATCACCTCCTTACTATACTTACATTATACATAATAAAGTGTATAAAAACAAGTAGTATTAGGAAGTTTTTAGAAATATTTATAGCACACGTTATTGAATTCATGGGGCATTTATGGGGCAAAAATTTAATGATATCAGACGATACCAGCTAAGCTTATTTTTACGAAACCCCTTTATACCAAGGTTAATCTCATGCGTGATTATCTGAGCCTACTCGGTGAACAACTACATCACAATGGC